ACTCGACACTGTCGTTAGTAGTTTGGTCACTGACCTGAGTTGTTTCTTCCATTTTAAAACGCTCCTTGTTAATACGTCAATTAGAGAAGTCGTAGTGCCTCTCTTATAAAACCTCTAATTCTTGCTGCTCTGTTTTTTGTAAGTGACATAATTGTTCGCTCATTTTCAGATTGAAACTTAATAATATCTGAGTTCTTTACTCTTTTGCCAATCTTGCCGCCCTTTAATCCTGTATATTGCGAGTGTGTGCCTCTAGCGAAAACCGTTAATTTGCCGCCGCTTATCTTGTAAACGATTGAGTTAATTAACTCTCCTGTAAATGTGAGATTAGATTTGTTAGTACTATATGCTTCGCCAGTAGAGTTTACAGTCTCATATTTTTTACGCCATTTTTTAGTTGATGGTTTTAATTTTGAATTCCCCTTAAACTTTTCATCATCGACAACTCTGCCCTTTCTAGTGGTCGCCTTAACGTCTTCGACTAAAAACTCGCCGATCTGATTAAGCAGTTTTTTGCTAGTTGTTACCTTTTTAAGTTTGCGCTCAATGTTATCAAATGCCTTTTTAAAGCTCATCGTTAAATATATCTCCAAAAAGACTTTTGATAATTGATGTTACGTTTTTTTGATTTCTAGTCTCTAAAATAAGATCAACCGCTAATGCTTCATTTGCTTTTTGTCTTAACTCGTCAACCTCTTTTGATTGTTCACTCTCTCTAGCGGCAAGCTCAATGACATTATCTATTCTTGCTTGGATATCTTCTGTGAACTTTTGATTTCGATTTGGAATGAATTGTCTATAGTATTTTCTTTGTGGAATGCGTCGATGCCCTTTATAACCAGTTACATGAGCATAAGCCTTTGGCACTTCATCGCTATCAAATACACCGACATCGACAACCGAGCCATTGACTTTAAATTCAATAGCTTCTCTTAAATCACCTTCTTCTAATAGAACGGACACAGAGCCATCTTCTCTTGTAGATTTCCACTTACCACCTTCTGCACTAGACTTTGCACTGTCCATCTTAGCTTGAATTTCATTAACAAGTATCTCGCCAATCTCTTTAGCGACTTGCTCACGCTTATCCTTCGCTATCTTGTTCCAGTTCGGTCTCTTGCTCAGGTTCAACGACTTCGATACTTCTTTGTTCAGATCGATTGCCAAACTCTACCTCATCTATTTCCATGATTTTCTCTAAAGCATCTTCGCGCTCAAGATTATACATATCCATTACCATATCGACTCTACTAGCAGCGCCTAACTCTATTTTAGATTGCCATGCTGCTATTTTCTCTTGTTCGGTGGTCTGCATCTCTGGCTTATTAAACATAACAGATAACTCGCTACTATCAGGAATATCTCTTGAGAGATATTTAGAATCTAACAGATCAGTAGCTACTGCCGCGTTATGCCATGCCTTAATAATTTTATAAATTTGAGCCTCGACATGCTCATAGATTGCATAGTCGTCTTTGGTTGCTTTAAATTGTTTTATCTGTCTTAGTAGTTCTTGAACACCACTTGTAGAAGTGTTTGTTTGCAATGATCCACTTATCGTATCAGGATCAATGCCACGACTAGATAGAAAGTTAGCGAGAGTTGTTTCTAATAATTGAATAGAGCCAGTTAGATCAGCACTTGGCGAAGCAAATCCAAACTCAGGTCTTTGACCATCTGCACTGATTGGTAGTTTTAAAATATGATTAGCACCGACAGTTACATTCTCTGCCATAATGTCTTCACTGGCAATAAGATAAGCCTGTGCAAAGCCTTGCATGTGCATAACTTGAGCAATAGAGCTTAAAAGACAATTGTAATCAATAGTAAACCCTGTGACTGCTTGCCCCTGTCTTACCCAGTACTCAAAGTCTTTCTCAATAGAAATATCAACTATAGGAACAATGCCAAGTGGATTATTAATCTGATCAGGCTCTGTTAATATGTTGCCATTACCATCCATTGTGAAGTTATAGTCTTTTGTCCAAACAACATAACGCTCAAGCTCTTTTAAATAATCGTCTTGATCACCAATGCCCTCGTCTTTTCTATTAGACTCTGATTGCTCAAATGTTTTGGACTCACCAGCAAATCCAGTTGCTCTTGTTTCTTGATTGTACTCTTCTAGCACCATTGATTTATCAAACGCAGATATAATATATCCAGCAGCACATTCTGGATCATTGGGATCATCAATAGAGTCAATATGATGATTTCTCAAAACTCTAAGCATTAGCTTTCCATCTTTTGGTACTACCATTACATGATTTTGTGATTGCAACTTAAACGACTCATTAGATTTCTTCATCTTAAAATCAATACCCATGTCAGCATAGATATTAGTAATAGCTTCTAATTGTGAGTCATCGAGATCAGAAAAAAATCTCTCTGGCGCTTCCTGATAAACAGACGCTTCTTGCTTAACAATTCGTCTCGCAAGATTAATTGAACTAATGACAGGCATCTCTTTAACTGTGTTAAATGAATACTTCTCTCTTAGCTTCTCATAAACATATTGAGATAATCTATCGTTAAATATCTCTACTTGCTCTAATGACTCAGCTTTACGATCTTTGTTTTCAAAGCCGTTAATATCGTTAATTAAGCCCTTTCTGTATCTTTGATCCATTAAGTCCATATATTCTCTCTCTGGCTATGTTATAATATTTTTCTTCTTTCTCGATGCCAATAAAATTTCTATTAAGATTCTTACAAGCAATACCTGTGCTTCCAGATCCCATTGTGAAATCTAAAACTGTTTCGTTTTCTAGGGTGTAGGTTTTAATTAGGTATTCAAGTAGTGCAACAGGCTTTTGAGTTGGGTGCAACCTGTTTAAGTCTCGCGAAAAATTGAGAATGTTTTTAGGGTAATTTGTGTATCTTTGTAGATATTCCAACCCTCTCTGATTCACTTGGCTTAGGCTCTCACCCCTGCCCTGTTTTGTTATTTTATTAAACTCAACCAACCCCTGTGGGTTGTAAGTGCATTGCTTTGAATAAAAAAGATTAATATCCTCTGTAATATTCAAGAATCTTTTTTTTGCCATCAGCGGATTATCATGATTATCTTTTTTCCAAACGAGGGAATATTTAAAAATTTTAGGGTTGCTCATTATCAATGCGGATGTAAATGGTTGTTTTGAAAATAAACATATAGCACCATTATCTCTAGTGATTCTCTTTAGCTCGTACCACATAGGCTCAAAAGGAATAACAGTGTCCCACTTACAAGCCGTTGTTCCATAAGGAGGATCGGTTAAAACCATATCAATTGAATTGTCGGGAATGTCTTTCATTTTACTTAAACAATCGGCGTGATATAAGTCCATTACTTCACCTGTGATTGTATTTTATGTGTTGGTTTAAAGCTCATAAGTTTCCATGCAACATAGCCTAGGGCATCTGATATATGCGTAAGCATACGATCGCTTTTTTGATCTAATTTGTTTTGCCCTTCCATCCAGCTAACCTTTTCGAGATCAGTTATTAGTTTTTTGCACTTAGATGATATTGTAATCTTGTTTAGAGCAAATAGTCTATTTAGGTTGTTCACTCGATCAATTACATACGGGTTATAAGTTGGCATTACTTTGAATCCCATTCGCTTAAGTATCTGCAAATCAGACTCGCCCGATGTTTTTCTATTAGCTGCTGTGCTATCTGGAACAATATGCACTGGTCTGTTTGGAGTCTTCTCTCTAATAACCGAGCTTACTTGCATAGTATCAGTATTTCTCTCAAAGATTTCATCTACTACATAGATATGATTAGCCGTTACGCAGCAAATAACTCCACAAAAAGGGTCCACGTTGAAATCAAGACCAACGTAATAAGGCGTAGCAGGAGCTTTAATATCTTTAACATGAGCTTCTCTATTAAATGCGTAGTAAGTTCTACCAGATTGGATATTAACAAACTCGCCGCCAAGTTCTTGCTCAATTAGCTTATCGTCATATTGCTCGGCCAATGATTCTAAATATCCATGTGGCAAATGCTTATTAGCATATGAGTTAGCTTTTATATAGTGGTAGTCTTTTGTTTTCTTCTCACCAGCAAAATAATCATAGAGCCAGTTAAAGCCTTTCGATGTTGTCGTAAATAAAACTGTTAGCGGTCCACGTTTATCTCTCAATCGCCCACTAAATACCTTGAAAGCTTCTTCTTTGTAATAAGCAGCTTCGTCGCCCCACCATGCACCGACTTCTATACCTCGATGATTATCGTAAGTATCTGCTGATAAACATAAAAACTTTTTTGTATTATTAACAGTGAGTATTTTCTTTTGACCGTTGTAATTAAATGGAACTCCCCACGCATCTAAATTTTTAAACACGCTTGCTAAAGTTGCTGTCATTAGCTGTGAGTATGTATTAGCTGTTATAAGATCAAGACTATCTGGATATTCTAAATATTGTTTTAATACCCAAGGGCTTCCAGTATGTGATTTACCACTACCAACACCACCAAGTAGCAGAGTAAACTTTGCTTTTGAGTGAAGCGCGTCCCATTGATAGTCTAATAAATTATGTTGCATCTTTACCGAAGGCTATGTTTACGTGTTCACCTTTATGAATTTGCTCTTGCTTATCAGTCCAGCCAGCCATGTTTTTAAGACAAAAGATTAACATTGTGCGATCGCCGTTTAGCGCCATCTCAATTGCCTTTTGTTGTAGCTTTGTTGCAGTCCGTTGCATTTTAAGATTGTGATACTCTCCATAAGTCATGTCGTATTTCTCTTTTATACGTCTTATGATTGTATCTCTTGAGACTCCAATATAATCAGCTACGAAGTATAGCGGAACTTTAAATTGCAATAATGCGTCTAGCTCTTTCCAGTCAAGATCGATTTTTTTAGGACTTGGTTTTTTAGGTTTATCAGGCATTGTTATGTCCTAACTTATCTAGCCATTGCTTTTGTATTTCTTTAGATATCCTGTGCATCATAAGCGGTGGCACTGACATGCCTATTTGATACCCCCCTAGCTCATGATTTTTAAATTTATAATCAAGAGGAAAGCTACCAAGCAGAGAGCATTGCTTTACTGTTAAGCCGCTCATACTATCCCATCTGTATAGGTGCTGATGGGCGTTAGTAGCCGTTAGTGTTGGGCTTGGTCTATTTGGGTCTAGCTTTACAAGCCCAAAAAGGCTTCCTTTAGGGTGATGCTTTGAAAAACTTTCTCCAGGATTAGCCTTTAACCAATACTTATAGTTAATAGATTTTGAGTAATCCCTTCCTTTGTCTTCTAAGCATCCATCTGACTCAAAAGCCTGTTTTATGCTTATGGGCTTCATATTCCATCCAAGCTTTAATTTTGGTAGCTCTAAGTCTTTCCTATTACATACAAAAAACACTCTTTCTCTTTTTTGAGGCAATCCCATAGAAGCCCCGTTTAAAAGAAATAGTTGGACATTGTAGCCTGAGACGTTGAAAAGATTATTAATCATTTTAACATAACCCTTAGCATTGCCTTGTAATATACCCTTTACGTTCTCAGCAACAACCACTTTAGGCTGTAGCTTCCTTGCTAGTTCTATATAATGGAAAAATAAGTCATCTAATACTTGATCTGCTTGACCTTCTCTAAATTTCTTCTTTTTGCCCCAAGCCTTTTCTCTTGATCCAGCCATTGAAAAACTTGAGCAAGGAGGCGAGCCATCTAATATATCTAAATTAAAAAGCTCTTTAGGTAAATCATCTCTTTTGTGTAAAGTTTCAATCGACTCTAAAAAAGAATATTTAGGATTGTGATTTAATTTATATATTTGCATCATTTCTGGATCAATTTCGTTACAACCAATAACGTCAAAGCCAGACATTTTATAACCCATAGTTGAGCCACCGCCACATGCAAAGCAGCTAAAAACTTTATAGTTGTTTTTTTCTACATTCTTGAGATCAGTTAGCTTCCATTTATAAGTAAAATTACTCATTAAACTCAAACCCGCATTTAGGGCAAGTGTGTTGCAGATCATTGCCAAAATTATCTAAATCTATCTCTTTATTTTTAT